TGAATGATCCGGCTCTTCCCGTACTGTCTCTTGGGCTTCTTACACAAGCGGAACTTGATGCCATCATGTGTATTGCAGCTAAATCAGGTCTTGGTGTCATCGTTCATCCCATCAACGAAGAATCGGAGGAAAGCGATGGCTGAAAAGAGATACCACTGGCTCAAACTGAAGGATGATTTTTTCACGTCCAAACGGATTAAAAAACTCCGAAAATTGGCTGGCGGAGATACTTACACGATTATTTACCTGAAAATGCAGTTGATTGCCATGAAGCACGATGGCATCATCACGTTCACTGGTCTCGAAAAGTCTATTGCCGAGGAATTGGCACTGGAGTTAGATGAAAGTGTCGAAAATGTGACTGTTACCGTGCAATATCTTCTTTCATGCGGGCTGATGGAAACATCGGATGACGTTCACTTCTTTATCCCTTATGCAGTTGAAAATACGCAGTCCGAGGCAGCTAGTACGCAGCGGTCAAGATTGTCACGAGAACGCCGAAAAGTGTTGCAATGCAACACGGATGCAACGCAGATGCAACGGGAGCGCAACAAATTGCAACATAACCGCAACGTAGATATAGATATAGAGAAAGATATAGATACAGAGATAGAGAAAGATATAGAGGAAGTATCTTACGATACTTCTTGCGCAGAGCCGGAATCCGTCTCCGCGCCGCCAGTCGCCAGCATCATCTTGAATGATAAGAGTTTTTACGACGTTATGCCGGATGATTACAGCCGCTGGTGTGAGCTGTACCCCAATGTCGATGTTATGCAGGCGCTGCGTAACATGGTAGGTTGGTGCGAATCCAACCCGACGAAACGTAAAACGCGGCGCGGAATAAAGTCGTTTATTACGTCGTGGCTTTCAAGAGAGCAGGATAAGGGCGGCACTCGCTATCGCAATCAGGGAAATGGATTCAGCGGAAACGTATTCGCCGACCTCGCCGAGGGCATGAGAAATGGACAAATTTGAAACGACTTCAATCTTGGCAGTGCTGAAAGCCGCATATCCCAAGTTTTATCAGGGGCCTTCTCTGGAAGAGGCAAATAGTATAGTCAACCTGTGGGCTGAAATGTTTGCCGACGATCCTGCCGAAATTGTCGCCACGGCAGTGAAGGCTATGATCGCGTCGCGCAACAGCAATTTCCCTCCGAATATTGGCGAAGTCAAGGAGCAGATTCGAAAGCTCACCACGCCGGACAGCATGACAGAGCAGGAAGCATGGTCGAAGATCTACAAGGCGATTGTGAATACCGGGTATGACTCAAAGGCGGAATTTGACAAGCTACCGAAAAGCTTGCAGAGATTGGTGGGAAGCCCGCAGCAGCTCTTTGAGTGGTCAATGATGGATGTTACGACGGTACAGAGCGTTGTAGCGTCGAACGTTATGCGATCTTTCCGAGCGATTCAGGCACAGGAGCAGGAACAAGCGAAACTGCCGCAAAGCGTGAAACGGTTTTTGCAGGACGCGAAATTGAAATCAATCGACGATGCCATTGCAGGTACATCGCCGATGTTGACGGAGGTGGTCGAATCGTGAATGTTAAAGTCGGGGACGTCGTCGTCCGAAAACTGGACTTCACCTTTGCGCCTGATAATGGAAACGCAGGCAGAGAAGCCAGAAATCACACAGGGAGAGTAGTATACGTCCACCCGAAAGGCAGGTTTTTCGTGGTTGAGTTTCCGATGAGAAATAAAGCCACGATTCGAGTGAGTTTCAGATCGGAGGGGAATTGATGGTCAGTACAATCACGCAGGAATCCAGAGCGCGTGATGCTATCGTGCTCAAAGCGTTAGACCGAAATATTCGGGAAGCACCGAAGTTCGGAATCTGCTGTGATGTGTTTGTGGCGCTCAAGGGTGAGTTTGAGCGCGTGATGCAGGAGAGGGATAATTTGATCCAAAACAGAAAGTACGAATGAAAAAAGTAGTTGAAAATCGAAACGAAATTCAAAACAGTTATAATTAGCGCTGTATTTTCAACAGATTTGCTTGATTTTGAGAGGGTTCGAATCCCTCCCACTCCGCCATAAATAGGAAAGCCCGTAATCGTAGTGATTACGGGCTTTTTCTTATATACCAATGGTTTTTGGCGTTTTTGGATGTGAAATAATTTGCGCATACGTTCAACCATGTGCGCAAAAAATAAGCGGTTTACGCGCGAAAATCGAAACGAAAATCGAAACGAAATTCGAAACGCGTCAGGTCGATTTGGAACGGCGATCAATGTCGGCATAAAACCGCTGCATTTTCTTTGCATTTCGGTCTTTGTCCTTTTGCGCTTCTTGGAGATAGTGATCGTGAACCGTTTTATAATCAGTCCAGCCGCCGACACTCATAGTACGAATTTCGCTCCAATTTAAGTGATAGCATAGGGACGCAAATGAGCGGCGAAGCCCATGCACTGCCACGGGAGGAAGATTTGCGCTCTCACACACCCGGTTGATACGACGCCCAATCAGACGCGGGTTTTCGTGAAATAGGCGATCTTCCGGCGGTATGTCTGGCAGTATCTCAAGGAGACGTGGAATTAGAACAGGAATCTCTCTGGTTGAGTGAGATGTTTTATTGGTATCTTTTTCGACAAACGTGTTATTCTCATCTGGGACGATGGAGCCTGATACAACGATATACTCAGCACCTGCTTTGGCGGTGACGATACTGCTGCGTTTTAAGGCAATCAGCTCTGAAAGGCGGAGGGAGTGAAGTGCAAGAAGTGCGGCAAGTTCACAATCTTTTCCGCGAACGGCGGGGATGAAGCGCTGAATCTGCTCGTAGTCGAGATACGGTTGACCGCCCTTTTTGAACTTTGGAAGTTTGACGTCCGGCGGGGTGATCTTAAAATATCGCATTGCCGCTACAACAGCGTCCCACGCGTTACGGACCGTCTTTGCGGAGACAAGAAGGCATTCTGCGGAGATAGCCGTCTGCCAGTCAACAGAAGAAATGTCCTTATCCATGTATGCTTGAAAGCGATTTCGGCGCGTGATGCCATAACCGCGGAGCGTAGAAGGGGATAGAACACCCTTTTCAGCAGCCATCATTTTTTCGATTGCGTCGCCAGTGGCAAGCCTCGGAACACTTTTCTTTTGCTCTATGAAGCCGGCACGGACAGCCTTTGCTTTGGCAATGCAGAGCTCTCGCGTTGACTCCGTGATGCTTTGCTTCTCAGCAGCCAAATAGACGGTCCAGCTTCCGCTGGCAAGCTTACGCGGAGTTGGGATTTTGATTTCGTCTTTTTTCTTCCGTTCCTTGATCTGCTTTTCGCCACACCAGTTGCAGAATAAAGAATTTCTTTCTATCTCTCTACCGCAAGATTTACAGACCATGAGCAATCAACTCCTGATAACGTGCGATCGCCTCATCGCGCTCTTGCATGACACGCAGAAATTCTTCTTTCAATACCGCGAAAGTTTCTGCGCAGACGCCGAGCTGGGGCGCCAGCTTGATGTTTTTGTCCAGTGCGTCAAGAACGGCTTGATCGCGATTTTGAGATTCATTCAAAATTGGGTACCTCCTGGGGTGGTTTTTTTACTGCGGCGCGCAATGTGGATCGCTATGACAGTGGACAGGACAGACGCGGCGACAAGAAGAAAGATCAGAACCCACGCAAGCAGACTAAGATCGCCAAAGCGAATAAGACCGGCGTCCTTGACCTGAAAATCGAAAATGAGATAGACGATCAGTACGATAACAAGAATAGGCGTAAAGATAAAGTGCATGGTGTACATGGTATCCATGGTCCTCGAACGCTCCGCTTTTGCGTTTGCCGTATTAAATGCGCCGGTCAGACGCTGGATCTCAGCGTCTTTTTTGGCGTTGTCCAGCTGTAGAGCCTGGATCTCTTTGCGCAGGGACGACTCATCATCGGCTGGGGTGATGAGACCGCAAAGGTGATCGAGCGAGAGCCCCATGCAGTCCGCAATGGCGGCTTCGTTAAAAAGCAGGGGGTTCAGCTGCGTGCCGGCGTTGACGCGGCTGACGTTCGAATACGGGACGCCGGAGCGTTCAGCCAGCTCGGTCACAGTCCACCCGAGTTCGTTGCGGCGCTGCCGCACCTTTTCAGAATACGCCTCGAAGTAAGGCATCAACTTTTCCGCGGATGTCAAGATAAAACGCCTCCAAACAAGCAGAATTTCAAAAATAGGTTAAAATTTGAAATCCAGAGTAGCGGATTTCAAATCTGGGGTAGTAATTTGCAATCTGGAGTATTGCTATTTCCAGGGAATGTCTGCTACGATGGAAGCGTAGCAGATCGGTGGATAAATGGCCTGGTCTGCTATGGACTCCGCCGCCGGCAGAACGGCGGCGAATTGGTCATCTTGGCATGACGGAAAAAGCCCCCTTCAAAAATCAGGATGAATGCCAGACCATGGTCTGGCAAGCCGTGAGGCATCACGGCTTGATAAGCTGCTGATTCTATCACACCCTCGGTACGATAATTGGGACGTGACAGAACGCGCGATGTAGAAATAATAGGGAATAATTTGTGCAGGTTTATGCTTGATAAATAAGAACGAATGTTTTAATATTAAAAGCGAAGAAACTATGTTTTTGCGTGTGCTAGTATGGGAGTATGGAAATCTGCAAGGGGAAAGGAAGAAGAATATGACGAGAGAAGAACTGACAAGGAATATTGCCCGCCAACTGAACGATTTGAGTTTAGCCGAGCTTAACGAGGTTCTTTCATGGTGCGAAGAACTTCAAGCTGGGCAGAAAGAAAGCTCAACTCGTCCAAAGAAAGATCGCTCAGAGAGGAAATAATTTTTTCACAAGCTGCAGCCTTGGCACTGTTATCAGTGCTGGGGCTGCTTTTTTTTGAATCTTCCAGTGACATAGATTGATCGACCGGCATTAAATCAGAAATGGACACACCTAAATAATCTGCAATTATTTTTAGGTTCTTAATAGTGGGGTTTGTCTTACCAGTATTCCATAAGGAAAACGAAGCGGAGGTAATTCCGCAGTCCTTATAGAATTGTTTTTTTGTGATGCCTTTTTCAGCAAGGAGGGAATTGATCTTAGCAACTGTCGGCGATTTTACCATATAGCATACCTCATTTTTGGCTACTTTCACGCCTAGCAAATGCAAAGTATTTCTTGACACTAGGATATACTTAGTGTATACTAAGAAATGTAGGGAGCGCAAAGAAAAGCTCCTACGAACTTAGCAGACTGCGTGAAAAATGGATTGGTGACACTTTCATAATAGCACATAACGCTAAGTTGTCAAGAAAAACTTAGCTTCGACGAAGCTGGAAAGGGGTGGGCAGGTGAATTTCAAAAAGGCGCGGTTAGCTGCGGGGCTTACGGTGCAGGAGGTTATCAAGGCACTCAAGGTCTCTGACGCGGCGGTTTATATGTGGGAGACTGGGCAGATGACGCCGAAAGCGAGCAGGCTTCGCGAGATCGCGGATCTTTACGGCTGCACGATTGATGAGCTGTTGAGGGAGGATGAATGAAAAGCACCGTTTATCTGACATCGGGCGCAAGAAGTAAGCGCGTTGATACATGAAGGAGGGACGTCGTGCCGTATGTAAAGGGGCGTGAGCCGGATTTTATCAAGGTCACACGGCTCATTAAGGGATATGCGACGGCGCCGAAGGTGGCAGAGATGATCGGGTGCTCGGCAAACACGGCGCGAAAGAAGATGAAAGAACCGAAGCTGTTTACGCTGGGTGAGCTGAACCAGATCTGCCGCAGGGCGCATATCCCCGTGGAAGAAATGAGGCAGGCGGCGCAGGTATGAGCTTGATCAGAAAACATTTTGAAGACCGGGAGAGCTGGCTGGTCGGTCGGCAGGAACTCGGAATTGGCGCATCGGATGCGGCGGCGGTTTGCGGAATATCACCGTGGACAACGCCTATCGAGCTGTGGAAGATCAAGACCGGGCAGAAAAGTCAAAAGGACATATCCGGCAGCGAAGCTGTGGAACGCGGCGTGAGGATGGAGCCGGCACTTCGTAATTTGTACGCCGCGATGAACCCGCAGAGGAAGGTCGAGCATTACCCATACGACATTCTGGCGCAGAGCGGACGACCTTGGCTCACGGCGACGCTAGACGGGCAGATCACAGACGAAAACGGGCGCTGCGGGGTCTTGGAGATCAAGACCGGGCAGCTCATCAAAAAAGCGGATTACCAGAAATGGTCGGATGGGCAGGTGCCGGTTTGGTACTTTGCACAGACGCTTTGGCAGATGCTGGCGACCGGCTGGGAGTTCGTAGATCTGTTTGCGGCGCTGCGGGATATTCGGGGGGACTGGTCGATCCGAACAAGGCACATTGAACGAGCAGATCACGAGGATGATCTTGCGTGGCTGCTGGACAAGGCGGACACATTTTGGGGCTATGTACAGACCCGGACGATGCCGCCCATGACACTGACATTGTAGAAGGAGGTAAAAAATGTTCGTAGGAGTGAAATTCTACCGCGAGAGCGCGCAGGGATACGTTGGTCGTGCGTACAGCTACGAGACAGACCTGCCGCTGAAGGTCGGAGACCGTGTGATCGTGCCGGCG